CCGCCATCGCCCCGCTGGTGGCGCAGCTGGTCGAGGGCCTGGCCCCGGTCTTCCAGCAGCTGGTGCCGATCCTCGTCCCAGTCATCGAGCAGCTGGGGGCTGCTCTCCTGCCGGTGATTCAGGCGCTGATCCCGGTGATCTCGGAGATCATTGCCCAGCTGGCTCCGATCATCTCCGAGTATCTGCCGCAGATTCTGCCGCCGATCGTCGCCTTGGTTCAGCAGCTGGCGTCCGCCCTGATCCCGGCGATCCAGCTGGTGGGGCAGGTCATGCAGTGGCTCATGCCTCTGGTGATGGCGTCGTGGAACGGAATCATGTCCACCGTGACTGGAGCGATCCAGGTCATCAAGGGCATCATCGAGACCGTCCTCGCTGTCATCAAGGGCGACTGGTCTGGGGCCTGGAACGGCATCAAGACCATCGGCGAAGGTATCTGGAACATCATCAAGGGCCAGTTCGGCATCTTCGGCAGCCAGATCATGTCGCTGGCCTCCACGGCCTGGCACTCCGTGTGGAACACCATCAATGGCGTGTGGAACTCGATCACCTCCACCGTCTCTAGTGCCATCAGCGGGGTTCGGAACCTCATCAGCAGCGGCTGGTCATACGTCACCAGCATCACATCTTCCATGTGGAGTGGGATCGTGAGCACTGTCTCCAGCTGGGTGAATAACATGATGAACACGGTCCGCAATATCCCCACCAGCATCAAGAACGTGTTCTCTGGCGCTGCATCGTGGCTGTGGGACGCCGGTGTCAGCATCATCAAGGGCCTTCTGGACGGCATCTCCTCCATGTTCTCCTCGGTGAAGAACAAGCTCTCCTCGCTTACGAACATGCTCCCCTCGTGGAAGGGTCCCGCCCCCGTCGACAAGGTCCTGCTCACCCCGGCCGGTGAAATGATCATGCAGGGCCTCATCAAGGGCCTGGAGAGCCAGTACGGGGCCGTGCGCTCATCGCTCCAGGGCCTGACCGAGGACCTGTCCAAGCCCGCCACGATCGGCCTCAGCGCCAACGTACAGCCGCTCCCGGCGCGCGCCTCGACCGGCCGTCCGAACCCGGCTCCCGAGTCCTCCGGATCGTTTGATAAGGGAAGCCGATCAGGCGCTACAATCAACATCACCAACAACTATCCGCAGGCCAAGCCGGACTCGAAGACTCGAGACGAGGTCGCCGAAGGGCTGCGACTGGCCGCGATCATCTGAGGAGGGTCACCCACCCATGGCCATCTACTCACTGGACGGCGCCGATCTGGACGATGAGCGCCAGCGCTGGGTGCTCGCCGAGGGGACGACTCTGTCGACCCGCGGCGAGCCCTGGAGCACCTCGGTCAGCATCCCGGGCCGGTTCGGAGTGCTGCCGATCGCTCCGAGCGTTTTGAAGTCGGCCACCGTCGCCTTGAAGTTCACCGTGTTCTCCTGGGAGGACGGCCGCAACGGCAACCGCTGCAAGGGCGGCCTGGCCCGCCTGGAGCAGAACTATCAGGACCTCCTGCGCCGCCTGTACGCCTTCGGCCGCCTCCAGACCCTCCAGTACACTCCGGCCGGGCAGCCTGCGCGGGAGGCGCTGGTACGCCCGTCATCCTCCGTCGAGCCGATCTTCGACCCGCACTCCGAGACGATCTCGTTCACCATCACCTACGAGATCGTCTCCGGCCTGTGGCGGGGCACCGTCGACATCGTGGACCACCTGAGCGACATGTCGAAGTTCAATGGCTGCGTGATGCCGATTGCCGACGGGAAGCTACTCCTGGAGCCGACGGCGCAGACCTGCACCGTCCGCGACAACGTCTCGGGCACCTCGTTCACCTTCACCGGGACCCTGAACGGCGGGGAGCGGCTGCTGGTCGACATCGCCCGCTACCGGGCCTGGAAGAACCCCTCCCAGTGGTGGGAGATTCAGCCGAACGCCCGCCCCGCCGACGGCGAGATTTCCATGAGCCCGGGAGGCTTCCGAGCCACGCCGAACGCTGAGGGCAAGATTTCCATGACGCTGACAGGGACGGCCGGCCGATTCCGCGGAAGGATGGCCTACTGATGCCCCGCGATCCCCAGTACGCGCGCGGCATGGCCATGCGCTACGTCGCCTACGAGCAGGCCGGCTCCCGCCTGGGCGTCCTGCCCGACGCCCTGGCCGGGACGTTCACGTGCCCTCGACAGGCCACGCCGTCGCTCACCCTGTCCTACCCGAACGGGGACCTGGGCGTGCGCGGGGAGCTGCTCGACTCCTCCGTGGAGATCGCCGTCGAGCTCTGCTACGACGGTCAGACCTGGCACGAGCCGTACAACGCGCGCTTCGTGAACCTGTCCTCGGAGTGGAACCTCGTGGACGACGGCACGGAGCACCGCAAGGCCGACCTTATCCACATCGGGCACCGCCTGGAGGGCGCCCTCGTGTGGAACGTCCCGATCGCGTCCCAGGACAAGGACGGGAAGTACAAGTTCACCTCTCGCAACGCGGGGGAGATTCTGCGCACTGTGTGGGACGCCGCGGTCAAGCGCGGCTGGGGCGCCGGGCTGGCGCTCGACGTCAGCACCTCGACCGACTCAGCCGGGCAGGGCTGGGCGTTCCAGACGACCATTGCCTTCGACCCGTCGGTCTCCATCAAGTCGATCCTCGACACGCTCATGAACATGGGCATGATCGACTACCGGTGGCGCGGGCGCACGCTCCAGGTCTACAACGCCGACTCCGCACTTAAGCGCGAGAACAGCGCCGTCGTGTGGCGCCTCGGCGCCGGAACGTCCTCGGCCCCGGAGAAGCTGGACTGGTCCCAGCTGTGCACCCACGTCCTCGTAAAGGGTGACGGCGGACGCACGTGGACCTTCCAGAATCCGGAGGCCCCGGCTGGGATGCCGCGCACCGAGAAGGTCGTCAGCGCCGGCGGCGTCGAGCTCGAGGCCACTGCCCGGCGCGTAGCGGACCTGACCCTCAAGACCGGCGCCACCCCGGCGGCCGAGGTGAAGCGCGAGTGGGAGGCCGATGACCTGCAGTGGCTTCCCTTCGAGGACTATGGCCTGGGCGACTGGATTCAGGTCGAGCGCGGTAACGGGCTCGAGCGGATGCGAGTCACCCAAATCTCGATCTCGGTGACCGAGAACGGCCGCTGCCAGGGGCACACGACCTTCGGGACCATGCTCGACGACATCCTGTCCCGCCTGGCCAAGCGCCAGAAGGGCGTTCTCGGTGCCGTCAACTCCGACGGGAAGAACCCTCGCCCGGAGACTCCGAAGAGCCGGTACGCCCCCGTCCCGCCGCAGGGGCTCGAGGTCTCCTCCACCGTCGTCATCAGCGACCAGGGATGGCCTCAGGCCGTGGCCTCACTCCAGTGGCAGGCGGTCTCTACGGACACCCTGGGCGTTGCCGTGGACGTCACCGGCTACGAGATATCTGCGCGCCGATTTCCATTCTCAGCCGGGCAGGTCATGACCTCGAAGGAGACGACGGCCCAGATGGGAAGCCTGACACCGGGTGCCCGGTACGGCTTCAAGGTCCGCGCCATCACTGCGGACACGACTGGACGCTGGTCTACAGAGGTCGAGGCAGTCATGGCGACGGACACGGAGCCGCCGCCGGTTCCTACGGCGCCGGTACTCACCCAGACGCTCGGCGTACTGGGCGTCTACTGGGACGGCAAGGGCACCGGCGGGGCGGGCATGCCCGCCGACTTCGCCGGCATCGAGGTATCGGTGCGCGAGCCGGGGCTGACCCCCCAGCGATTCACGGACATGCCGGTCCCTCTCCAGCGGACCAACCTGGCCGGCCTGGAGATTCGCGAGTGGGAGGTGCGCCTGAGGTCCTACGACCGGGCCAACAACCACTCCGAGTGGGGGCCGAGCAGCCGCATCGCGCTCAAGCAGAACGTCGACGCGGACGCGATCGCGAAGCAGGTCGAGGAGAGGCTCAAGAACAGTGACGCGATGCAGCAGGCGGCTCGCGAGGGCACGCTCAAGGAGATGAAGCACCTCACCGACGCGATGACTCAGGTCGCCGTCAAGCTTGTCTCGTCCGGACCCGTCCCGCCAGATAGTGGGACAATAGGGTCCAGCATGTGGATCGCACCCGACGGGCGAATCTTCGTCCTCAGAGCAGAAGGAGACCAGTGATGCAGGCCTACACAGCGACGAAGCAGTGGCGTGACGGGTTCGGCGCCAATGAGACCCGGATCACCGCCGCCGACCTCACCCACATTGAGGACGGCATCTCCGCCGCCACTCAGGGAGTGACCAACCTGGAGACCAAGGTCGCCGGCCAGCCGGCCGAGATTCTGAAGCAGGTCCAGACCATCGCGCAGGGAATCCGGGACATTCTGAGCAAGGCCGTACCGGTCGGCATGATCGCCCTGTACGGCGCCGAAAGGGACCCGGAGGGGTGGATGCGCTGCGACGGACGCCTGCTCGACCGCACCGCCTATGCGAAGCTCTTCTCGGCCATCGGCACCACCTACGGATTCAGCTCCGCCACCAACTTCCGCCTGCCCGACTTCCGGGACCGCTCGGCCGTTGGCACTGGGAACACCTACCAGGTCGGACACAGGGGCGGCTCCGGGTCGATCACGCTGAACGTCCAGCAGCTGCCCGCCCACACTCACGAGATCGGCGAGGTGGATGACGTCAATGCCCGCTTCCAGGCCAAGAAGGCTAACCAGGACATCGGGTCGGGCGATTCCGGGAATGGGTACACCTACCTTACCTCCACGGGCACCAGCCGTTCCGGCCGGTCCCCGATCGCCGCCACAACCGGAGGGTCCCAGCCCGTCGATATCCGGGACCCGTACCTGGCCTGCCCCTACATCATTAGGGTTGCATGATGGCCGGGCCCGCGACTCGAAACGACGCCCCCGAGGGAGGCCGGGGCGGCCAGTACGTCACCGTTCCCGCGTTCGCCGCCCTCGGCCACTCGACCCCGACGAACTCGCGCACCGCGCCGGGCTCTACCATCGTCTACTCCCCGAAGGGCTGGCGCTGGGAGGAGGCCGGTGACGACTACTCCAAGACAGTCTCCAAGCTCACGGCCGCGACCATGGAGTCGGCCGTCCGCCGCATCAAGTCCTCCATGGGCGAGGTCTACTACATCCGCGGCACCGCCGACACTCGGCCGCCGTTCGACGGCACAGCCGCCGGCGACACGTGCCGGGTGCAGGATGCGCAGACCCTAGACATCGTTGCGGAGTGGCGCTGGGACGGCTCCACCTGGGAGCGCATGCGCGTCACGAGCGAGCAGATCAGCAACCTCGACGTGGGGAAGCTGACTGCGGGTGCTGCGAACATCGCCGAGGTCACGGCAAGGAAGATCGCCTCCGACGTTGGCCGTTTCCTGGAGATCACCACGGACCAGCTCACCGTGACCGGGAACGCCTCCTTCGTGAACGCCACCGCCCACCACGTGTGGTCGGAGATTGTCACCGCCGGGCAGGGCGAGTTCGAGAAGATCACGGCCGGCATGCTGGAGGCCAACTCGGTCAGCGCCTCCAACATTCAGGTCGGAGCGCTCGACGGCAAGGTCATCACCGGAGCCACGATCCAGACCGAGCAGGCCGGTAACCGCGGGCTGAAACTGTCATCCGATGGCCTTCAGGTCTACTCCCCCAAGGGGTGGAAGTCCCTGGACATCGATGCCCGCACGGGTGAAGTCACCATCAACGGAAGCCTCGGACGCCGAGACACGTGGTCGAAGGTCTGGTTCAACGACATCGTGTGGGCGCAGACCGGCACCGACATCTCCCGCTCGGGGGCGAAGATCGGCTGCGGCCTGGCGTTTAACTCACTGGAGGACGACTGGGAGGATGCCGCTCTCTTCATCCAGAAGGACGCCCAGACCAATGCGCCCTCGATCACGCTCCAGTCGGCGGCCCCCAAAGGCGCTACAGCTAGGCCGTCCCTTATTCTGGGTACTGAGCAGGTGTCCATCAATATCGGGCCTAACGGCAACTGGGGAACGCTGGCGATGAGTAGGTACGGGTTCTCCTCCAGAACCGGCAGTGCCTCCTTCGCCTTCAACGACTCCGGTATCTCCTACCGGAAGACAAACGACAACAACTTCGCCTACTTAGGCTTGGGGCGGGACTTCCTCAGCTTCGCCACGCTGGGGAACAGGAACACCGGAATGTGGGCGACCTCCAATGGATTGGAGGTCGCTTGGAGACTCAACCCCCACATCTACCTGGATAACTCCGGCATCCAGATGACTGGCAACAAGAAGTTCATCATGCCGGTCCCGAGGCTGACCAAGGAGAGGGGCATGTGGCTGTCTCACTCCTGTACCGAGTCCCCCTACGACGGCATCGAGTACTGGGAGAACCTCACGCTCGACGAGGGCGGTCACGCCTCGTGGGCGCTCCCGGACTATGTACCTCGGATCGCCTCGCCCAAGGCTCCCTGGGTCGTCTTCGCCTCGGGCACCGCCTCCGCGGCGCTGGACAGGTCCAATCCCGACGAGTGGGTGGTCCGCGTCTCCGGCGATCCTGGCGCAGCCGTGGACGTCCTGGTCAAGGGTGCCCGCATGGTCGATTTTGGAGACGTGGACGCAGCCGGCGAGCCGGTACTCCAGGACCACTCCAGGATGTCTAGATGGAGTCTGCCACCAGACCTCAACGGAGCTGGGGCCCCCGGTGGGGATGATCCGGCCTCAGAGGATGACATGACTCTGCCGGGCACGTACTATGGCCCTGCCCCTAAACCAGCAGATTGGAGAGACGCCGATGGAACCGCAGAGTAGTCAGGTAGACGCACTCGCTGTGATTGACGCATTGACACTGGAGGTTGCTGCGCTCACGAAGCGCGCGGTGATCGCCGAAGCGAGGGTGATTGACCTCGAGAACAAGATGAAGGAGAGTAAGTGACGGTTCAGTCTGTGGCGGCGCGTATCGCCCGCCGAATCTGCGATCAGGAGAACGTCGGGTACAGTCAGCCCGATCGCCGTACCTGGTACGCGAACGCTGACTGGCAGGGGCACGTGTCCTCGCCTCAGAATGCTGACTGCTCAAGCCTCGTGTGCGGGGCGATCTGCTACGGCATCCACGACACCTACGGGGCGGCCTGGGGTCACGCCGCCCTGCCCGAGATCAATGACCACTGGACGGGCAATATGCGGCAGGGCCTGGAGGCTCGCGGCTTCAATGAGGTCCCATGGAATGACTCGGACCTCACTCCGGCCGGCGGGTTCCGTGTCGGTGACGTGATCCTCTCCGCCGCAAATGAGGGCGGCAGGGGGCACGTGGTCATCGCCGTCGAGGACGGGGGTGACCCGCTCGTGTCCGAGGCGTGGATCGCCGAAGATGGGAGCATTGACGGCTACCTTGGCGACTCCACCGGGCAGGAGACGCGCACCGTCCGATACTCCAGCCACCCGCACACTCAGTCTGGGGCGTGGACGAGCTGCCACCGCTTCGACGAGGGGAAGTTCCTCAGCCAGTGGCCTGAGTTCCGCAAGGGGCAGGCCGCCCAGGCCGCGCCTGCGGCCGCCACTACCGCCCCGCC